GGGCAAAAAATACTACAAATACTTTTCAATCAACAGGGCGAGCGTTACATGCTTGGGTTGATTTAGCGTTAACAAAATTTTTAGGATTAGGCACAACTTGGAAATATTATATCCAGGAAGGAAATGTATTTAATGATATTACTCCTATAAGAAAAACTTCTACAAACAGTATTACTTTTTCCGCGACGGACGGTTCTTCTACAATAACTGCAACTGATTCTTCCCATGGAGCAATTATCGATGATTTTGTAACACTTAGTGGCGCAGTCA